CGGGTGCTGAGTTTGAACACTGCCAAGAATGTGGTGAGTCAATCCCACAACAAAGACGCGAGGCTATACGCAATTGCAGTACCTGCGCTGATTGCCAACAGCTAATAGAAGAAAAACAAAAACATTATAGGCGGTAAACGCATGGATTTTATTTTGGAATGGTGGAAGCAGTTTCTCGCGCTGGGATTTCTCATTGTCGGAGCCGGTGCCTTGGCCTGGCTGCGCTCCACCTTTGTGACTAAAAAATCACATGAGGAAAGTATCAACGGACTGAAAACGCGGCTCAGCGCTGTTGAGAACACCGTGGCAGATATGCCCAGCGCGGATGACATTCACGAACTAGACAAGCGGCTGATTGAAGTGGGCGGCAAGATTGATTCGTTGTCGCCCCAGTTGGGGAACCTCCAACGTGTCACTGACTTACTCATGGAAAACGAACTCAGAGAGAAGCGCAGTGGCCATAACTAAACACACATGCACATGCGGTGCCGTCGTTACCCAACTGACAGGCCTAGATAAGGCAAAGCCGTTTTATCACGTATACGACTTTCAGGTTGTCACTACCGACGATTTTAACAATGGCGAAATGGGTTACACCTTGTATCGATGCGAGAACTGCGGAGAGCCCATAGAGGAAACCATACCAGCCCTTAACCACCCAACAGGAACATAACTATGGCTTTACAAGATGTTCAGGCCGAACACCAGCGGATCAGCATTCTGATCTCATTGAAGGAATCTGCAGACTATGGCGCGAATATCAGCATGCTGGCTGACATTCTTCAACGCTACGCCCTTGGCTGCAGTCGAGACCAACTTAAAACCCAAGTGAACTGGCTAGAGCAAAACGGCTACGTCACGGTAGAGCGACTCAGCGACAATACTTGGATTGCCAAAATCACCCATGCAGGGATTGATGTTGCCAATGGCCACAGCGTTGTACCAGGAATTAAACGCCCAGGGCCACGGGGGTAATATGGATAAAGTCTCCCGAGGCAAGTCCAGCAAGATTGACCAGCTCCCCGAAGACATTAAGCGCAAGCTTGATGCCATGCTGCGTGATAAGAGCTATTCACAAGCCGATATATTGGACGAGGTGAACAGTCTCATACTCGCAGCAGGCCTTGATGAGGAAGCCACCATCAGCCGAAGCGGCCTATCACGCCATGCGCAGAAAACAGAAGCCATTGGCCAGAAGCTACGAGAGTTGCGTGAATCGACCAAAGCGCTGACTGCTGAGCTAGGCGATAAGCCAACCGGCGATACCACCAAGCTAATTTTGGAAATGGGCCGCTCTCAGTTGTTCAAAGCCATGCAGCACCAGCTGCTCAACCCCGACGACGATAACGATGTGGATATTGGCATGATTAAAGATGCCATGCTTGCCGCTCAGCGTCTTGAGTCAACCGCGATGGCTGCACACAAGCGCCAACAAGAAATCGAAAAGGCGTACGCTGAGAAGCTCGCAGAAGAGTTGGACCACAAAGCCAAGAACGAACACTTGCCGCAATCTCAAGAGGAAATGCTGGCATTCTTTAAACGCGACATTCTAGGGCTACAGCATGGCTGATGACGCACTCTTAAACTCCGACGCTCAACTAAATAAAATTACAGGTAACTTGGCACTTGCCCTGGGCACGGACATCTTATTCAAGTACCAGCGCGACTGGATTGAAGATGAAGCAGTTGTAAAAATTGCTGAGAAGTCGCGGCGTACTGGTCTCACCTTTGCCGAAGCCCTTGATGATGTTATGAGTGCGGTGGCTCCCACCAATGCCCAAAACACCTACTATCTTGGCTCAGATAAGGAAATGGCCAAAGAGTTTATTGATGCCTGTGCCTTTTGGGCACAAAAGCTCAACATGGTGATGGGCGAGATTGAAGAAGGAATTTTTGAGGACGAAGACGAGGACGGCACTAAGAAGAGCATTAACACCTTTGAGGTGAAGTTCCCAAGCTCTGGTCGAAAGATTGTCGCGTTGAGTTCCAACCCACGCAACTTACGTGGCCGCCAAGGTAACGTGGTCATTGATGAAGCAGCGTTTCACGATAGATTAGACGAAGTGCTCAAGGCCGCAATGGCACTGACAATGTGGGGCGGCAAAGTACGTATCATCTCGACCCATAACGGCGTAGATAACCTGTTTAATACGCTGATAACAGCAGCCAGAAGAGGTGATAAAAAATACTCCGTTCATCATATCCCTATTGATAAAGCTCTTGAGCACGGCCTATACAAACGCATTTGCCTGGTCAGTGGGCAACAGTGGAGCAAGGAACAAGAGCAGCAATGGCTTGAGGCCCAAGTGGCGCTTTACCCCACCAAGGAAGCCAACGAAGAACTTTATTGTGTACCAAGCCAAGGCGCTGGCCAGTATCTAAGTCGCCGCTTACGTTCACGAGCACAAAGTGATGAGTGTGTTGTTGAACGCTTCACTGCGCCGGATGGTTTTGAAAGCTGGACCGAAGAGCAGCGCGTTGCAGAAGTGAATACGTGGTGTGAGCAAACCCTGGATAGTTTGTTGAGTCAGTTAAATCCTGATCTAAGCCATGCATTTGGTGAAGACTTTGCCCGCTCAGGCGACTTAACTGTATTCAGTATTGGTGAAGTCAACCAAGACACCTCGGTGAACGTGCCCTTTATGGTTGAGCTGCGCAATGTGACTTACGAGCAACAAAAGCAAATCATGTTGTATATCGCCACAAGACTACCGCGCAAGCGCGGCATGGCTTTCGATGCAACGGGCAATGGCGGTTATCTCGCTGAGGCAGCAGCGCTTAAATTTGGCACCGAGCTTGTGGACTGCGTTCACCTCTCTCAAGCCTGGTATCGCGAGTGGATGCCTAAGCTAAAAGACTATTTTGAAACGAACACCATCACACTGCCCAAAGACCAGGATGTACTTGATGACCTCGGTCATATCAAACTCAAAGATGGCATTCCATTGGTGGATAAGGGGAAAAGCACAGGCAGTGATGGCCAAAAGCGTCACGGTGATAGCGCCGTGTCTATCGCCATGTTGATCCGCGCTGTAGAAATGGATGGCAGCGCCATCGAGTTCACAGGCCTCCCTTCCAAACACGACGAACCAGACGACAACGACGACATTGACTACGAAGACCTAAGCGCTTACCAGGGCGCTGGGTGTTGGTGAGGAACTTATGCTAGTAGATATTAATGGTGATCCGCTTTCGTTAGATGACTTAAACGAACCTCAAAGCGAGAACAACAGTCGCGTTGCAGCGCTCATGCAAGCGTTTGCAGAGCACCCAACACAAGGACTCAATCCTGCCAAGCTGGCGCGCCTTCTTCGCGAAGCCGAGCAAGGTAACTTGGCGGCCATGGCCGACTTAGCCAAAGACATCGAGGACAAAGATGGTCACGTGGCGTGTGAAATTGGTAAACGCCGCCGCGCCATTGTGGGCTTAGATTGGCATGTTCGCCCACCACGCAATGCTGATGCGGCAGAGAAACGCGATGCAGAAATGCTGGCTGAAATCATAGAGGATGCAACGTGGTTTTATGATCTGTTATTCGACTTTACGGATGCTATTTTAAAAGGCTTTTCAGCAAACGAGTTGCAGTGGGACTACATCGAGAAGCAGCAAATAGTCACCGGCTACGAGTTTCGCGACCAGAACCTCTTCAAAACACACCCTGAGAACCGTAATGAGCTGCGCTTAAATGATGGCTCTCATCTAGGGGAAATGCCCCGTGCCTTTGGCTGGGCAATGCATACCCATAAAAGTAAATCGGGGTATATTCACCGCACAGGCCTGGTGTCGGTGCTGAGCTGGCCTTTCCTATTTAAGAATTACTCGGTGCGCGATTTAGCCGAGTTCCTAGAGATTTATGGCCTGCCGGTGCGCCTGGGCAAGTATCCAAGTGGTGCCACTCACAAAGAGAAAATGACCCTGCTGCGAGCTGTGATGTCCATTGGCCATAACGCTGGGGGGATCATTCCTAAGGGCATGGAGATAGACTTTCAAAGTGCAGCCAATGGTCAATCCGATCCCTTTGAAGCCATGATCCGTTGGTGCGAGCTGACACAATCTAAGGCCATTTTAGGAGGTACGCTAACCAGCCAGGCGGACGGTAAGACCAGCACCAATGCCTTGGGGAATGTGCATGAGAATGCTTTTAGCAGTATTACGGCCAGTGACATTCACCAATTAGAGCAAACCATTAACCGCGACATTCTCTACCCGATGTACGCGCTCAATGGCAAAAGCTATAGCGGCAACCGTCGATTACCGCGCTTTGAGTTTGACACTTCAACCACCGAAGCCATGCGCGATTTAGCTTACCCTCTTCGCTCACTGGTGCAGCTTGGCATGAAAGTACCTCAAAGTTATGTACATGACCGCTTGGGTATTCCGCGTGCTAAAGAAGGTGAAGACGTGCTTGAGCTGCCAAGCGAGCCGCTTCCCAGTGGCTCTGTGGGTAATGCCGCACTTAAGTCACAGGCATTGGCAGTGCTACGTACTGAGCACAAAGATGGGGCCAGCCAAGAGCAGCTTAATGCGGCCATTGATGAAATCACTTCCGGCAATGTACAACCAGAGTATACGCAACTGCTGCAGCCGCTGATTGACTCGTTAAACCAAAATGAAGAGCTTGCTGCAATCCAATTGGCTGAGCAGTACCCAATGATGGATCAAGATGCACTAACAGACATGCTCACGCGGTTATTCTTTGTTAGTGAGCTATGGGGCTCTATCGATGCCTAGTTTACTTAGTATCGCGTTTGATAAGCCCCCTGCAGACGCGGTGGCCTATTTTAAATCTAAGGGCTACGCCGTGACGGACGAATGGCACGACATGCTCACCCATGCCCACAGTAAGGCGTTCACTGTTGCACGGGCATCGAGCATGGACGTCTTAAGTGCGATTCGCTCTCAGCTCGACCAGGCACTCAGTGATGGGCTTACAGCCAAGCAATTTAAAGAGCAGCTGACGCCCACGCTACAGAAGCTGGGTTGGTGGGGCAAAATCAAGAA